ATTTTTTAACAAAACTTCTGTTAAAACCTTCAGCACCTTTAGCAATTAACTCAACATTAGAAACACCATTTTGCATTCCCATGTCAACAAATACCATCTTACCTGATTCGTTAGAAGAATCAAATGTAGATGACATTGATGCATGTAAATTGTCGTCGTCAAATACTGGACAATATGCAAGAATCATTTTGTTTCCTAAAATGTTGTACTCGCTAAAGTTAGCACCTAATGCAACATTGTTACCATCTTTACCAGCAAATACAGGTGTTCCAGAACCTAAAGTAACTAATAAGTCTTTCATAGCTCTGTGGAAGTCAATTCTTCCTTGTGTTCCTGTAAATACAGTAAATACATTACCTTCTGGGTTTAACGCGTTTTTAGATAGTGTTCCAATAAAGTTTACAATATCTTCTTCAGTTAAAGCACCAGCAGTATATGTAGCTTGGTTAGCTGAATCAATTTGTGCTAATAGACCATCACCCATGATTGGTAATCCTGCTATAGGAGTTCCTGTATCACCTGGATAATCATCTGCACTAGTTACTAGACCTCCAGACTCAGCGTATGATTTTTTACCATACCATCTTTGTAGTTCTAGTTCGTACATAAATTGGTCAGTCATTTGCTGTTCCTTAGTAAAGTACCATAATCTGTGTCCGTTAGACTCAATCCAAGTAACATCAGTTAAGTCAGACCCCATAATTTTAGTTTTCTTACGAGATAGAGTTAACCAGTTCTTGTATGTATCTGGGTAAGCATAGTTTTGCCCAACCTCAGACGCTAATGAACCTTGATTAAATGCACTACCAATACATCCTATTACATCACCTGCAACTAAAACATCAGATAAAGCGTCTATAGCTCTAAATCCTATTGTGTTGCTAGATGCACCTGGAGTAGGTACAGATGTAACTAAAGCAGTTCCTCCTGAAGGAAACCTTACTACATCATTTACATTTAAGTTATCACCGAAAAATCCAGAACCATGCTTGATTACTACATCAAATGTATCTCCAGCATTTTCTGATAAAGTTTCACCTGTGTGTACAACAGCTGGTTTTCTGTATCTTCCCATCATCTTCCATTCGAAAGCATAATCACCGATAATTTTTTCTGCAGCATTTCTTCCTGCAGCTTCTAACAAGTATGTTAGAGAGAAACGTGGGTATTGTTGAATAAGTTTTTTTCCTATTTCTGGGTATTTAAGTAGGTTGGTTACTAAAGCCGTTTCATCAGTAGTGTCCTTTCCATACGTACCCGTATAAATCTTTGCCATTTTTTCAAAGTTTTAATTGTTAAACAAAATATTAATTTTGCAACAAATAAAAAATTCGTTGAACTTTTATTCATTACTTCATGAACTCAACTGGGTCGAAGCCTCCTTTCGGTTTTACTTCAGTTCGTTGACTTCTTCTACCAAGGTCGGGATTAGTAATCTTATTTATTACAGAGGCTTTGCCTGTTTCCATTCCTTGACCACGTAACATTTTAAAAATTTTGTCTTTGTATTTCCACAAAAAGGCAGCATCGGCGACATTGGCAACATTGCTATAAACCTCATCGGCAAAATTTCCTGATGTTATGTAGTTATAAAGTTCTTTTCTATCTTGTGTTTTAATCTTACCACCAAAAAAGTCTTTCTTTTCTTTTATATATTTTTGTAAAGACTTTCTTGTTTGTAAATTTTCTCTCTCTGCTGTTTGTTTTTTTTCTAATTCTTGTCTTGCTATTTTATCTCTTTCGTTAGAAATATAGTTTTGCAAGTTTTTTCTAATCATTACAGCTTCTCTTTTTAGTAAACCTGAATCTACTAATCTATCCACTGTGTCTGCCACTTCTTCTTTTGACAAACCTGATGCTTCTAAATCAGCTTTTACAAGTGATTTGTCTGTCATCTTTAAAAACCCTTCCATGTTACGTATAGTGTCATTAACAGGAACAGTTTTGTTAACAGCTGATTTTACAGCTTTTTTAAAATCTTCTTCATTCTTAGCATCAAGACCTAACTCTTGTCCTAGTGCTTCCCAATCATAAACAGATTCTTCAACTGTTTCTTTCTTTTGTTCTGGTTTTGGGTCCCAATCTTCTTCTTGTGGCTCTTCAGCCTTTTTCTCTACACTTCCCCACTCAAAGCCATCTTCATCTGTTTCTTCTGTAGAATCAACTTCTTCAGCATCCTCTTTTTCAGATTGTTCTGGAGATTCTAATTCTTCTTTAACAGTTTCTTCATTACCAGCAAATGCCTTAGCATCAAATCCAGTAGATTCCTCTGTTTTGTTTTCTGTTTGTTCAGCAGTTTCTTGCTCAACTTTTTCTATTAGGTCTTCACCTGATTTTTGTTCTGTACTCATAGTTTTAATTTTTGCTCTTTGCTTTGTACAAAGATAGTTAATTTATTTTTTATCTTTTTCTATTCTTTTCTTTTCTTTTTCCATATCATATTCTGCTTTTACAGACTCTTTTTGTAGTGCAGTTTTTAGTTTATCAGCATTCATATCCGCTTCTACATCAGCTTGTATATTAGCAACATCTATTCTACCTTTAGCATTTTCTCTAGCTACATTAATTTTAGCTTCAGCATCTATACTTCTTAAATTAATTTCATGTTGTCTTTGTGCTTCAGCTTGTTGTGCTTGTGCTTGTAAAACAGCTTGTTGTTGTTGTTGAGCCATTTGAGCTTGTTGTTGCATTTCTTTTAATCCATTTTCTAGTACATGTTCTGCTTCTACTAAAGTATCTGCTTTTAATACTTTAATAACATCTAATAACTTTAAGTTACCACTTTGTAGTGCAGCTTGAGATAATTGTGTAATAGATTGTTTAATAGCATCATCTTTACCACCTTCATTAATAAATATACCATAGTCATTTAAAGCTATCTCAGGTAATATATTTAATAACTTAAATGCACCATCTCCTAATATAAACCCAGCTCTTTTACCTTCTGCCCAACAAATCTTCATTAAGTTACATACTCTTTCTACTACACGTTTTTTAACTTGTGAATGTTGAAAAAACCAATTTTCTGTAACTAAATTAGATTGTATTACAGTTCTTTGTACATTACCTACTGCTTCATATTGCGATACAGCACCTTCTCTTTGTGGAGATATACCACATACCTGACCTGCTGTTTGTTCTAGCATTAACTTAAGATTGATAAGTTGTTGAACTGAATTAGATAAAGTAAAGTCTACTTGTTGGAATTGATTAAATCTTGCAGTATCTGCCCCTTCGTCTCTAGAGTTTATAGGAATAATACCATCGTTTTTAATATGGTATAATACTGTTTGCATATCCATACCTATATTAGACGGCATTTGTGAAACATCATAAACTACAGCCTTACCACCCGCTCTAGATAAAGTAAGTTCTATATGATACATTACAACATTATATAAAACTTGTATATGTTTTAACACATCTACTAAACTAGTTACTCTACCAGCAGACATATTATGAGTACAACCCACATAAGATAAAGGCGTAGAACCAGCATCATCTACGGACCTTACTTGATTAGGTCTTCTTCTGCATCTTACAACTATTCTACCACCTATTTTAGTTCCTTCCCAAATATCATCTACGTACTTAGTTTCTATTTGTTCTCCTTTTCTAGGTCTGTATGTATCAGATACAGCTTTTCTAAATGGATTAGCAGGGTCATATTTGTTTGGAGATACTTTAAATTTTAAAGCTCTTATTGATTTCCACTCTCCTTGTATTATTCTAATTCTTACACCAGTAGAAGAATCATAGTTTAACCACTCCATGCTAGTGTTGTAGTGTGCTAATTCAGTACCAGAAGATATGTGTCTCATTTTTTCTAATTCTACTACATCTTCTTTAGTTAGCTCTTCGCCAAACTCATCTAGTATTTCGTTAACACTTAACCATCTTTGTTCTATTACCCACTGTGATTCATCTATATAATCAGTATCTATAGCAGAATCAAACGCTATATTTCTAGGGTCAACTCTTCTAATAAATGGGTCTCCGTTTTTTACCTCTATTCTATAAAAAACTTTACCTAATACTAATAAATCTCTAAAGCCATTCTTAAATATTTCTTTCCAACGATACTTTTGTTTTAAATATTCTATACCATCTTCAGCTACTTCTTCAACAGCCTCTTTATAAGTATATCTCATAAACTGTTCTATATCATCAGGCATTTCAAAATCTTCATTGTTTTGATTTATCTCCATGCCCATAACATCATTTATCTCTTTTTTAACATCACCTAGTAAAGAATCTAAAATTAAACCTACCTTAAAGTCTTGTTTTCTATTAACAGCATCTCTATTTACAGAACTTATTTTTGTTTCCATTGGTCTTCTAAGTTCTTCACTTGTTAGCAAATCTATTTTAGGAGCTATAATATTATAATTAGTCATTCTAGCTGGAAAAGGTGTTCCATATTGGTCAGTTACATGTTCGTAATCTTTTGGGTCAAAGTGACCATGATAAGCTTGATAATTACGAATGTCTTTATATCTATCGTTAATATATAGATTGTTATTGTATTGAGCTATATAAGGTGCCATAGCATCTAAATTTTGCTCACACCATTCTTTTGTTTTTTCTTTGTCACTAAGCAGTTGCCTAGGAAAATTATTATATGGCATATCCTAATCTTTAAAAGGGACAAGTCTACCATTTTTTCTTTTATAGTAAACAAATCCAAGTTTCTTATTTTTATTTTCTTTCTCTCTTGCCTGAACACGAAATATATCTACATTATGTATTAAACACAATCCAAAAGCAATAGCTCTATCCGTATTTCGTGTACCATAATCAGCAAGCTCATTTAACAAATCAATGAACCATATATCATCAACACTAGTTTTGATATAATCGTTCATGTACTGCTCCATAACGGCCTTTGTTTGTTTGTTCATTTGTAAACCAAATCTATTTCTAGTTAAGGTTCCAGGCGCGTGTGCAGTTTTTGGTTTTTCTTTCATATACTTAAGAGCATTTTTTCTCTTAAAATAATCTATAATACCAATTTTTGTATACTCAATAAGCATTTTCGCTTCGTAATATACGGCTAATTTTAAACATCCATCCCAAAATTCTTCAGCAGTTTTTGGTCTTTCTGTGTATTCTGCTACAACATAATCGCTAGGTATATCTGGAGAAACAAATCTTCTGTATATTATAGCGCTACCCAACGAAGATGTAGATTGTGCTGTGTCTTGGTCATAAGAGTCAATACCACCTATATCCAATCCTTCGTATTCTTCTAAAGGGTGGTCTAAAACTTTATATGGACCTTTTGGGTCTGCTATCCATTCCACCTCATCTACAAATCCATCTTCATCATCAAACACCCATTCCAGCCTACCTCTTTGTATTTGTGTTTCTAATCTGCTATGACTCATTATTCTACCTCTTTGTGCGTTTATAAGAGCCAAATCAAATCTACTTCCTTTAGTTTTTAAGAACGCTTCTTCAACAGTTAGTGGGTAGTTTTGTATATGTAGATTATAAGCCTTGCTATTATCTTTACCTTCTAACTTTTTTCTTTCATCCAACAACTCTTCTCTTGCTCCTTTTTCATCACTTACACCAGTTTTGGTATCAAAAAAACCATAGTAACATACAGAAGCTGGTATAAACATAGGAATTAAATTAAATGAATCTGCATTGTAATACATCTCCATAAAATCTTTAGATGATGTTTCTATATCACCCCCAGTACCACCAATAACAGGTACACCAAATTGTACGTTACCATCCATAAAACAAGCTTTAGAAGACATGTATGCATTTAGTAACTCTTTAAACTCACCAGCTTCTTCAAATATCATAACACTTAAACGTTCACCCTTAAATACTTCAGGGTTAGACATTGTTCTACAGTGTATAGCTGATTGATAACCTCCTATAATCCATTTTCCGTCTTTTGTTTTTTGTTTATAACCACTTTTAACAATATCAGATGAATCTTTAATTACAGAATGTTTAAAGTTATTATGCTGTGCATTTAAACCTTTTTTTACTTTATCAAAGAACGAATCTGCAGTAACCTGTAGCCCTGCAGCTATTCCTACCTCATTATAAGGATAGAATGTATATTCATGAGCACATAAAGCAGAGTTCATATAACTAAAACCTTTGTCTCTGGCTTTAATTACAATCATTCCCTTTTGTTCATCTTTGCACTGCTCAAACAAATCAAAGTATAGTTTATCTAAATCTCTATACCACGGAGCAATTAAAGTTTTTCTATTACCCATGTCCTCACCACTATTACCTAAAATTCTATAAAAATTTAAATAGTAATAATGTTTTCCTGTTATTTTGTCCAATCCCTTTGGCTTATAGCCATGCATGCATCTATGTATCTGTTCTTCCCAATACTCTTGAAAAGAAACAGATTCTGGGTCCAAATCAGGTATCCCCTGAAATACAACAGGAGAATATTTTTTTATATTTTTTGACATTAAATATTATTTTTAATATTTAACTGCTGCTCCAAATAGCTCATTTTTGCTTCCCCTTTTATTTTTTTTCTCTCACCTCTTCTTTCAATAGCATCTAATAATTTTTGTCTAGTATTTAAGACTTTTTCTATGCCTATCATTATTTTCTGCATGCTTTCTGCATTATCTTCTGTTATTGTAACAGTACGCATAAGTCTAGTATACTCATCAATTTTTTCATTAAATGCTATTAATTGTGCATCTAATGGGTCAAATTGCAACTCTTTATACTTTGATATTGCATTAGCTATACTTTGACTTTTAATCCCCTTCCACTCAAACTTATCAAACACAGCCTTACTTACCGACTTTACTCTTTCTCTTTCTACAAAGTGCCTATATGGAGAGTCATAGTCACAAACTAATGCCACCCAAAGTATTCCTTTCAATCCATGTTCTTCAACTACCTGTCTAAACTCTTCTATCGCATACAAACTATCGTCTGTTTCTACTGCTTGCCCCCGCTTATCTATATTTAATAAATACATATTATGTAGTTGTATTCATTGCTATAAACACTTCTAATTTACAAGCAGAACTATCTGCTAAAGCTGTAATAGTTTCTATATCTATAGGTGATGCACTTGAATCGTGAGCACTATCGCTTGTAAAAAACTGTGGATGTTCTGTTGCTGTATTAGATATAGGTAATATAAAGCTCCTGCCCGCATCTAATCTAAAAGCAGCCACTGAAGCAGTAGCGCTTTCTTTTTCTATACCTATTGTAATAAAATTGCTAGAATCTAAATTAGTAAGTCTTACATATTCTATGTCATCTTGGTCCAAAGTAGATATACCTGTTGCAGCTGAGGCAAATGTTACTATATTTATTTCACTAGTTGGACATTCTACTATAGTTTTTAAAACTTGTGTAATGTTTTGTATACTTTTTATTTTTGTAGAATCAAAGGTTTGACCATCTAATGTTAATGTTTCTATTATTGTTGATGTTAGTGTAGCCATATTTTAAAAATTAGATTGTGTACTTGCTGCAAAAACTTCTATTTTAGCTGTGTTTCTAGCGCAATAAGCTTTTACCGCATCAATATCTTTTAAATCTGTTATTTCAGTATTACTTATAGAATCAGTATCATCAACTCTTGTTACTAAATTATGAGAATATAAATAAAAAGATTCTGTTGGTTGTATTTCAAAAGCAGAATCCATATCACCTTCCCCTATAATATTAATTATTACTGGCTCATCTGCTAAATTTGTAATTCTAACATATTTTAAAGCAGCATCATCAAATTGACTTCCTTGTTCTGCTGCAGAATCTGTAGTATATATGCTTGTAGAAGTTTGTTGCGCTAAAGTAAATGTTCTTGTAAATGTACTTACTATATTTTCAAATGTCATTGTTCTAGTAGAACCTTGTTGTCTTCCATCTAAAACAATATCTTCTGTGTGTGTAACTCTAAGTGTTGCCATTATTTTTTTTAATTTTAAATTTTAATTTCCATACACCATGTTCTACATAAGTGTATTTATCTATTTCGTATTTACCAGTGTCATAATTTAAGTATGTATCCACTCCATTATATACACCTCCCCCTACATAACTTATTATTTTTTTAGTTATAACATAACCTAAATTAACAAGTTCTAGCGCTATTTTTGATTCTTTCTCCATTATTCCTTCAAAATCCTTAAAAAATGTATTATGGTACAGATTTCCCCTTAAGGTTTTGTGAACCTGACCATACTTAGTTTTTTTCATTAGCATATGTCAAAGATATGAAATTTTGACAACATGTTAATTTATGTTTTTAGCAATAGATGTTATAACTTTATTAACACTAACAAATATAGAACTTCGTTTTCCTAATAATGTATTACCTATTTCAGTGTAATGTCTTTTATTTGGGTTTGAAAATTGAGCTAAAATTAAATTTAATACTTCTACAGTTCTATCTTTAGGTGTGTTTATTCTTACCTCGTCTATCAAATCATTGTTTCTTTTAAAAAACAAAGACAATATAGAATCAGAGTAGTTAGCAGCGCCTATATAACAATCTACTGGGTATGAATACATTTCATAAGTTTTGTTTAAGTTTCTTGTAACAAAAACTTCCGCACTTGCTAATTTATTTTGCTCAAACAAATCTTCACCTATAGCTGTGTTAGAAATTACTCTTTCAGTTGCTACCGAAGAAACCAATCCTATTTTTGTATTTGTTATTTTATTTGAAAATCTTCCAAATTTATTTTTTTCTTTTTTAGCAAAATATATTTCGTCACCTATTTTTATGTCTAAAGTGGCAAAATCTATATACTTACTGTCATTAGAATCATAATACTGAATAAATGAAGTAGCAGAAGAATTAGCAAATGGGGCTAATTTACCTAACCTTTCTATATGACCCTTAACTGAAAATATTACGTGATATCTCATTTGACTACTATTTTAGTGAAAGTGCCCACTGCTGTTACACTACCCACAGCATAAAAAGAATCTACATCAGAAAACTTAATAGTATTTTCTGGATAAGTGTTAAATACCTCAGAAATACTTTCAAGTACTATATCACCCCTGCTGCTATCTACTGTTAGTGGTATTTTATAAGACAAAGGTGCTTTTTCAAAATACAAGTCAACTACTGTAGCCGAAGACACTTTACCGCCTATAAAACTTTTTACTGGTAACAACAACATATCTGTTGCGCTATTAACAAACAAAGCATATTTTTCCATTGTACAAAGATAATAAAAAAAAAGAGGGCCAGAATGACCCCCTAATCACATGATAATTTAAAACATTAAGAAAAGAATATTCAAATATACAAAATATTTTTTACAAGTTTATATCGTCGGGCGCCTCGTCTATAATGTGGTTCTTAAACCAAACGCGCAAGCGTTTAAAAAATTTTTGTAATACACCCATTATCCAAAATTTGGAGATATTACTACTCTACCACCATGTATTTCATCACTACTTCCATCTGAGGTCACTCTAATTATCATATAATTTTGATTACTACTAACAAATTCAGTTGCTAAAGTACAAGTACTTTCTATAGCTGTAGCTCCAGTTCCAATATCAGTGATGTTTTTGTTTCGTATATCTGCCGAATATACAAAAAAGTTTTGACCCGTATCGCTACCATATATTTGAACAGATGTTGCTTTAAAACCATTTGGAACAGCAATAGTGGCATACATATCATTTGCTCCATCGCTAAATAAAAATAACTCATCACTACCAATACTAGCATCATTTATCATTACTGGCCTACCATTATCAGCGGCTGAAAAATCACTTGGTATTATTTTTATTACATCATCATGACCATTCCATCCAATGTTAAATCCATAAGTTTGAGAGTCTGTATGTGCTGCAGCTGTTATACTTGCGTCTATGTATATACTATTCTCGTCATCTGCCACTACAATCATAGCATTTTCTGATGTTAGTATTGCATCATATATTGCATCTAAAGCATTTTTGTGACTATTTGAATTTACAGTTAAATCTATTATATAAGACGTAGTATTAGGCAAAGCGTTAGCGCTTGTTGAGTTTTCAAAAAACAATCTTAAGTTGGTGTCACTTGTAGGAAAACCGCCTAGAAAAGCGTCTACAGTAAACATTTTGTGTGTATTGGCTGCTGTGTTAAAATATAAATATCTCATGTCTCGTTTATTGATATTAATGCAACTGATGTTATATCGCTACTTACTTTATCTCCAGTTACAGCATCAAATATCGTAACTATAGACTCTTCACCATTATCTACTGCGTTGGCTATATCTTGTAGAACTGTTTTTGCCCTTCCAGTAGTTATAGTTAAAGCTACACCGTTTGGAGCTACATCATGTTCCTCTGGGTTATCTACCAAGCCCTTAAAGTACATTGAAACTATAGAAGAAGAAGCTATCATATAAAAAACCTTGTTTACAGGAACTATTAACGAATTGTCATTATCGTCGTCATCTGTAAGGGTAGAACTCTTTCTAAAGTAGAAACTTTTATTCATACAGCAAAGCTACGAAAAAAAAATTTTTTTATATTTTTGAAAGGATGAACGTTTATATCACATAGCCCCTACGGTCCTGTAAATTTAGAGCACCCCCTGCTACTTTTTACTCTAACTTTCTACACAGATATTTTGTTGTTGTACAATGTTTAACTAAAATTGTATTACTATGGAATCAAACACAGAACCTCGCATTTGTTGTGATTGTGGAGGAGTTATCGAAGGTCCACTATGTGATGGACAAATATGTATCTACTCTGGTATTAACCTACCAGAACTACCAAAAGATGACTTACCCTTCTAACTAAAAGGAGAGCTTAACAGCTCTCTTTTTTTTGTTGTTCTATACTGTATAACATTGTATTGTGTATTAACATAATACTAACAAGCTTTAATACAAAGTTTAGACACACATTGTGGAGACTTGCCTGCCGAGGCTCAGTCTTAATTAACCTACGAGAGGTGGGACCTATTTGTGTGAGCAGGAGTGTCCGCCTGTAATACAATGTTATATACATGTTTAACTAAAACTTATTATTATGGATTTATTACAAATTATTACAGGTTTACTTTGTGTCGGCGCTATCGTATGTTTAGCTTACCAAATCAAAGAACTACATCATGCGTTTAAGAACACAGATAACTTCAAAGACTTTTTATCTAATAATGATTATGACAATCAAAAACTAAAAGTAGAGTTAGATATATTAGAAGACAAATATCGTTCATTACAAAAAGAATATAATGAACTTAATCATATATCTGGTATAACTGGTAAGGAAGACGAAGAAACAATTGACCGTCTTAAAGATGAAAATCGTAAACTTAAAGAAAAATTAGATTATTTAATTAATGCAAATCAAAATCTTTATAAAAATCTTACAGATAAATAAAAAATAGGGTACATATAGTGTGCCCTTTTTCTTTATTCACTATCATTATGACAAGTATTGTAAGGTGGGTGGACTCTAAGTATGCACAGTAGTGTACAATTTTATACGCTTTCAGCGGTTGTACCTGCGGTACGGCTTGTTTTACAGCACTAAAGTGCTAAAATTTTGTAGTTTTTCTTTGTACAAGCGTGTGTACGATATACTATTTTCGTCTATAATTCTTGTTATTAAGAATTCTTGCAGAATTGCTTTGCAGTACTTGTATATTGTTTAGGTGTTTTGCATGGTTTGTGTGTACCAGTTGTCCCACTCCCGCCCAAGTTACGAAAAATTTTTGACATTGTCAAATGGTCTTGTGTTCTTTTTTCATTTCAGTATACTATTTGTACAATTTGTGCTGTATTGCTATTTTGTAAAGTTTTGTTGTTTTCTGTTGTGTAAGTTGTTTTGTACTAGTTACGTACTTTGATATAGTGCTAGCCTACAGCTTATATATATACAATCACGGATTCATCAGTAGCCTTGCGAACAACTGAAGCACCAGATATGTGGATAAACTATCAATATTTTTCATTATTATTTATTACTCAGTAGAGTTCAGCTTTTGTTGTTCTCTACTGTTTAATCAAAAATTATATGTTATGAGTTTAATAACTTCAATCACCAAAGACTTATCTAAAGTCAAAACTGTTATATCTAATGATTACCTAGATAGAACAGAGGGTATCAAAAAAGGTAATCTTACTAGCATTATGCCATCTTATAAATTTTCTTTTGCAGATGGTACTGAAGCTAAAGCTTTTGATATTGCTGATATAGTATTACATCAAAGACAAAAAATCGATGGTAAATGGACTAACAAAGACTTACCATGTTTTGCTATCAATATCAAAGCTTCTAAACAACCTGAATCACACAAGACTGTTTATTACAGTATGTTATTCAGAAATACTTCTTCTAAAGAAATTATTGACGAGTTCAAATCAGGCATGAATCTAAACAGGTCTAAAGCCTTATATAATATCATCATGCAAAACAAAATGAACATTAATAACTTCTTTGAGAACTTAGCTAACGGCGATACTATTGAGTTTGCTCAATACAAACGTGACAATGGTCAACTAAACTTTGTAGATTCAAAGTATTATGCTGATAAAATCGCAGTTAAGGCTACTAATGATGATTTACCATTATAATCATGAACTATGATACTGGTTGTAATATCTTCATTATTACTGTACTTACGCTCTATGTAAGTTTTATGTTATATATGGTAATAACATTTTAGTTTAACATTAAGGGGAACTACTATTAATTTAGTATGTTCCTCTTTTTTTTTAAGGTGTTCACTTCGTTCACGGGTTAACGCCTTCGGCGTGTTCACTATCATCATGCTCGGTAGTGGTTGCCACTTACATGCACGGTAGTTTATTTTGTTGTTGTGTGGCGTTTTGCTTTTGTTTAACTAAATTTATAGCCATGAAAGAAATATACGCAATAATACAATCTACCGATAACGGTAAGCACGAAAAAGAACAATTAGTTGACAATACGCTTTATGAAAACTTTAGTGAAGCATTAGAGCAACTAGAACTAATATATGATACAGTTGACATGTCAGATGATGATACATACATTCAAATATCTTACCATATAGCTACATATAATTTAGTTTAAACATACAGGGTGGACTTTTCCGTAAGGTGGTCAGGGCATGATTGAAGCCTATCATACACCCTGTAACTTACACAGGGTCGCCTTAGCCGTAAGGTCTGGCAAAAAAAATGTTATTGTTTCTTTTAAGATTTTCATTCAATAGCATTAGAGGTTAACAGGCCCTGTAACTTATAAAAGAAGGCAGTCTTCTTAGCGATAAATAGTATCACTTCAAAGATTCTTGCGAGTCCGTTAAAATTGATTTTTCATTGATACTACGCCGTAATAGAAGTTCGCATAATTAAATCGCACTTTTATTTTATTTATGTTTAGTTTCACTGCCTTCTTTTACCTTATAAGATAAGACTATTAGGTTACAGAATAAGACACAATGTGTCCTCTATCTGTAGCCAATGTCTTATTATTTTTTTTACTAATTATTAATTAATATTTACATCATGAAAAAATTACTTAACTCTATTAATTTATTGATAGCTGATTATCTTTCAGGTAAAGATAAAGTTATCATACCCAAATCAGAACTTAATTTGTTTATTAAACAATGTGAAGATGATTTACATGCTTTAAAATATGAAATTCAAAACATAACCATAGACGGTAGTTCTATTAGTGGCATGATACAAGACGCAGTTGCAGACGCTATAGATTTTCGAAGTGATGACTTTGAACAGTATATAGAAGGCTGTGGTATTTGTGATGATATGGTCATAGGTTTAAAATCAAAACTAGATAAGTTTAAAACTAAAAACAGTTTACATGAAAATACTAATAAATAACCAAGAGGTTGACATAGCCACATTGTCTTTGGAAGAAGTACATAACTGGGACTTTCCAGAATTTTCTGATGCGTTTGTTTCATCAGGTAAGTTTAAAAATGGTAAACCACTGAACGGCAGTGACTTACAAGAATTAGAAAAAACTTACCCTGACCTTATAAATCAATTAGCAATAGAAAGTTATTGGAATGGATACTGTCCTGATGGCTATCATAAAAATTAAAAACATGAACATAGAAAATATATTTACTTTCTTAATTATTGTAATCACAGTATTTATGATAAGTACTTGTTAAATTAAAATTTAAAAAATGGAAAAATTAAAAACAGGAGTAATGGCTTATGCATTAAAACAAATGCTAAGCCATCCAAATCAATTGATTGAAGATAATGTTAATCAAAAAGATGTCCAAGAAGCTATTTATCAATTAGAAGATATAGTTGAAGGCAAAGCTTTTCTTAAAAACAAATCTAGAAATAATAAATATGTAGACAATAATGTACATATGCGTCTTAGAGACATAGTAGATTTAATTAAGATGAAGTTAAAAATATCAGATTATACTAATTACTCTTCAAACCCAGTAATTACTTTAGCCAGTTGTGAAAGAAAAAAGATTAATACAAAAGTGTCAATTACTTATCCTACACAATATGAGCAAGATACCCTTTCTAATCAAAGGATGTTTGCTTCTTCATATCTAGTTAACCAATTAGTTACAATTTTACTTCCATATACAAGCAAAGGAGATTTTGCTGATTGTAAAAAAAGTTTTGAAATGGAAATAAAACGTAGAAATGAATTGGAATTGAAAAAAGAAGAATTGATAAACGAAGCTGAAGTATGATACTAGATGAGTTTGGGCCAGGGGGCGTACCTTATGACGCAATTAATGATTATTATTTAACACTTAAAAACGAAAAAAAAATGTGTGGATTAGTTGGATTTAGTGGTAAAGCTGATACAAGTATATTTAAGGCTTTACATTTACTAGCAGATAACGACGATAGAGGCGGACACTCTACAGGGTTATATGCAAACAATAAAATATACAAGACAACAGATGAGTCTTTAAACATTCTGCCTATGCTTGATACTAATGTAACAGGCAGTGTTCTAATTGGACACACAAGATTTGCCACACATGGTGAACATACTGTAGAAAATGCACATCCTTTTCAATACAAAAACATTATAGGTGCACACAATGGTGTACTAAACAATTACAAAGAAGTAGGCGAAAAGTTTGGCATTAAACCAACTACAGTAGATTCTCAAATGATATTTAAATTATTAGCACAAGAAAAAAATGATAAACATCTAGGTCTCTTTGGGGGCGCAAAGAATGTTATATACACAAAAGGTGATAATAAATTATATGTATATCGTAGAGACAATCCATTGTATGGCGTAGAAACAGAAGATGGATACTACTTTAGTTCTTTGAAAGAAGGTCTAAAGAATATAGCAGGCAAAAACAAAGTAAAAGAAATTCCTCAGAATAAACTTTATATACTTGAAAATGGTAAGCTAATCAAAACTATTAAGATTAAGCACAAGCCAGTTCCTGCTAAATCTACTGTTAATACAGATTGGAGAAGCTATGGTAATTATTCTAACAGAGATTGGGGTTACTTGGGTAATATAGATAAAGATGATTATTCTTTTGAAGATGAGCTTAAACATAATGAATATGAAGAGTTTGAAAGAATGCAAGATTATGCATCATTTATTTATGAAATATATACTGAAGCTCACAAAAGAGGTTTTACAGAAGAAGAATCTGAAAAGCTTCTTGATTTGTATAACCAATTAAACCAATTCTCTTATGACTACTACTACTAAACAAAAATGTATTGAAAGCGGAGAAAAGTATGACATTGATGAAATGTACAAAACTATTGATGGCGACTATGTACATCCAGATTATGCAGAGGATTATGTTAATGTTGACGGTAGCAATACATATATTCATCAGGACGATGCTACACTATGTGAGTGTAATGAGTTATGGTATCCTACAGAAGAGCTTGGAAATTATTATATATCTTGGGACAACTGGTCTGAAGTATATAGGTTTGAAGACAACATGTGTTGGGGTTGGGTAAGCTCTAGTCGTGAAGGTTGGTTTCATAATGAATGTGACTATGCTTATTCAGAAGATAGAGATGAATACTATATGTCTTCTGATGTTGCAAGAGATTGTGATATGCAATATTGTGAAAGCTCAGATGATTGGTTACATATAGATGATATACAAGGAGATGAATGGGAAAATCAATTTAGAGTTCCTAGTCTTAAAGAATCTAATACTTTTGATTTGACACATGGAATGAAATATACATTCGGTGTAGAAATAGAAACTTGTGAAAGTGGTTTAGAACACTCTGACCTCTCTCTATCTGCAGTTCACGATGGTAGTATCAACGGCATGGAGTTTGTCACGGGTGTTCTTCAGGGCGATAAAGGTTTGGATATGTTATCACGGATTTGCACAGAACTAAATGATAATTATTGTTATGTAGATAAGTCTTGTGGACTGCATGTTCATATTGGTGGAGCTACTTTTAACAGGAAGTTTTCTATCCTAGCGATTATGCTAGGTCAAATGCTTCAAGATGAAATATATACAATGCTACCACCATCAAGGCTAACAGGTTCTTATTGTTACAAAATCAAAGACAAATACAAAGACATAAAATATGTAAGTAAAAAACTATATCCTAGAACATACTCTAGGCAACTTAAGTTACTAGCAGAATATGTCAATGTAGATAGTTCAGAATTTGATTCAGGAAACAATAAGAAAACAGCACATCCTTATGGTAGATATCATAGTTCAAGATATACATGGCTAAATCTTAATAATTGTAGTTACAGTTATTCACCTGATACTGTAGAGTTTAGGTGTCATAGTGGTACTACAAGTTATACTAAAATGTATAATTGGATTTTGATATGTATGTGCTTTGTTAGGTATATAGAAAATCATCCAAGAAACATTGTGGAGTCTTTTAAGCATTATGTTAGCAAGTACCCTGAACCCTGTATATTATTGGAAGATATAATATCTACAGGTATTCAAAATACTGATAAAGCTATAGAGCTTATGCAATACGTAAGAACTAGAAAAGATAAGTTTAAACAAAGTTAATCGCTACTCATTAACAGAAAGGTGTGTGGTAATAGTTATTATTATTCTCCGTAACTATGCCCGTGATTGAACCATGCACCTTTCTTTGTTAATAACTTTTTTTGACTATTAACAATTATTAACATAAATTTGCAACCCAATGGATAAATTACAAAAACAATTATGGTTCGATACTTTTTGGAAAGAGTATCCTAAAAAGGTAGGTAAAAAACAATGCAAGACATACTGGTCTAAACTAAAGATGTCGGCAGAGTTATTCACTATCATCATGGAAAGTTTGGTTAATCAAAACGTCCTGCGTGCAAAATATGCACAGAACAAGATGTGGTACCCCAATCCTCCAGACCCTATACGTTGGCTTAAATATGAGCGTTGGGAAGATGAATTACCACCCATAGACATTAAGGAAGTTAAACAGGTTTATACTAAACCAAAATACAAAGATTACGATGAAAGATGAATTAGATTTAGATATCGTTAAAGATGGTATTAATTATTTTACGGACTTTAGAATAGAAGAATTAAAGTCTGATGACCAATACTACCTTCAACATATTATTAAATACATTGAGTATTTAGAGTTTAAAATAGACATTAAAAATCGAGCATTAAATAAATATGAATGATATAGAATATTTTGAACAAGTTTTATTGGGTAAACTAATAAACAACCCTAACCATTACTATGAAAATCATACTTTATTAAACGAATCATTATTCACTAATGCTGAGCATAAAAAACTATACAACGCTATAGATGCTCAGTATCAAACTAATAATAAAGTAGATTTAACACAGTTTTACTTATCATTTTCAAATAAGTCATCTGCTATAAGTCTTGCACAAAAATGTATGGAAAATTCATACGACTTATATCAACCTCAGTCTCTTATATTAATGTTAAATCAATCGAGTAAAAAGAAAAGTCTTAAACACTTGTGTGAAAATACATTAAAAAGAATACAAAATGATGATGATTTATTTGAAATGGTTCAAGAAATAGAATTAGAGTCACAAAAAATTGGTAACATTGATGACTCTAAAATTATTTCTATCAAAGAACAAATGCCCAGTATGATGAAGTGTTTAGAACAAAACATGAAATCTGATGGATTAACAGGTATTCCTAGTGGATTCTTATCTATTGATAATTTTACTAGTGGTTGGCAAAAACAAGATTTAGTTATTGTTGGAGGTGCTTCATCAATGGGTAAAACTAGTTTTGCTTTAAACTTAGCTATAAATGCTGTTAAGCTAGGACACCCTACTGTAGTATTCTCATACGAAATGTCTGTAAATCAGATGCTTATGAGATTAATTAGTGGGGACACAGACATCAATAATAAACATTTACTTAAAGGTAAAATATATGACGTTGAAATGACTAAGATACATAATAGTGTGGCTAGGTTAGAAAAACTTAATATGTATATAGATGAATGTAAAAATACATCTTTAAAATACTTATTAAATAGAATCAGACAATATGTTATATCTAAAAAAGTAGAAATGATAGTTGTTGATTATATGCAATTAATATCTTACAATATACACGGTAGGAGTAGAGAACAAGAAGTTTCTCATGTTGCTAGGGCTCTTAAGAATATAGCTAAAGAATTAGATATTACTGTTATAGCTTTATCACAGCTATCTAGAAACGTTAGTAAAAGAGAAACAGGTAGACCTACCTTAGCTGATTTAAGAGAATCAGGCGAGATAGAACAAGCTGCCGACGTTGTTACATTTGTTTACAGACCAGAGTATTATGGTATTAAAGAAGATAGTTCAGGTAATAGTGTAGAAGGACTAGCTGAAATTATCTTTGCTAAAGGTAGAAATATTGGTATAGGTAGTAGATACTTAAGGTTTGTAGATTATTTAACAAAGTTTGAAGAGTTACCAACAGATTACCGTGGATAACTAATTATTCTTTTTGTTGTTTTATTTTTGTATATTTGTATTTATTAAGTACATTTGTACATTATGATTAGGTTTGACGAAAGTATAAAAAAGGTTTCTAAAAAATTAAAAGTTCCTAGAACTCTTGTTAAAAAGGTTCTTAAAAAAACTTTTGAAGAAATAGAATCCTGCCTTAATGAAGATAAAAATTTTATGTTTAAGGGCTACGTTAAGTTCGTCAAATCTAAAAACAAAAAAAAACCGATAAGTAAAACCGAATTGTTTAATTTAAAAACGAAAGACAAATGAAACCGAACATTATTATTGTGGGACCCTCGGGGTCAGGTAAGTCGAGCTCTATGAGAAATCTTGACCCTAAGTCCACTGCTGTGATTAACACAGAAAGAAAACAATTACCATTCAAAAACGCTAATGACTTTATGAACGTACCAGTCAAAAGCGTATCTGAATTTCACTCAGCTTTAGACAAAGCTATGGAGAGTGATAAAATTAAAACTATTGTTATTGAATCTTTTACATCTCTTATAGAAATTATATATAGAGAAGCTGAAATAAGATATAAAGGCTTTGATATATGGGGTTATTATAACAAAGAGATAGGTAGAATACTAGACAAGTCTAAAAACTCTGATAAGTACGTTATATTCACTGCTATTGATGGTGTATATGATGGAGATAATGGAGTGGAAGAAAGATTTGTTGCCATTGATGGTAACAGATGGAAGAAAAGAGTAGAAAAAGAATTTGTTATATGTCTATTTACAGATACAAAAGCAACAGATGAAGGAGTTCAGTATAGGTTTAGAACAAATACAACAGGTAGAGATTCTGCAAAGAGTCCTATGGGTATGTTCTTAGACTTGCATATTGACAATGACTTAAAACGAGTTATTAATGCATGTAAATCTTATTACTCTGAACCACAAACTGCTATTATGAATAGTACGTTTGCTAAAGAAAGTGTTTAATTAAAATCGAATAAAAAATGTTTCCAAAATTGAATGAAACTAAAATAGAAAATGCTTCTACGCCTAAGTCAGATTACTTGGGTGCAGGAGCTCATACAGTTGAAATCAGAAAGTTTAAAACAAGTGATGAGGTACCAGGTTATCAGGGCACACCATATACAGAATTTATGGTAGGTAATGATGAAGGTATAGCATTCTTGAAATTTAGTGGAGTTGATTCACATACTAGTGAAGCTGCTGCAAAAGTAAGAACAGAGATATTTAAATCTTTTCTTATCTCTGCAGGAGCAACTACATTTCAAGACCCTCACATGGCTTGCAATAGTGTTATAAACAATAAGATTGAAGTCTGTTTGGCGAAAAGGGAGTATTGGACTACAGACAAAGACACCAATATTCCACAAATAAAATCTAGAATTGAATATAAATTTGCTAATCCTTTTGGTAAAAAGATTACCTTTAAGGATAGCTATAATAAACCAATGTCTGCAGAAGATAGAGCTAGATATGAAGAAGCTTTAAGACTTTCGCAAGGAAGTTCTGCTGACATTCAAACACCATTTTAATTATGAAAGTAGTAAATTACTTTAAAAGCAAAAGACAGTTAGATAAGTTTGAATTAAAATTTAGAATGCTGAGCTTTATATTTTTTGAAATAAAATTTGATATATCAAGAAGATGTGGCAAGTTAGTATTGTTTAATGTAGGTATATCTACAAACAATTGTGACTGCTAATGATATACAAGCACCGAGCTTTTATTAAAGATGGCAAGGTCACTTTTCAAAACAGAGAAAAGTTTGACAACCACATGCTTAATTACGAGGGAAAGACTGTAGTTATTACAGTCAGGGAGCAAAAGGAAAGACGAAGTCTTAACTTAAACTCGTATTATTGGGCGGTGGTTGTCAAGCTACTATCTGAAGAAACAGGTTATAATAAAGATGAAATGCACGAAGTTTTGAAGTCTATGTTCTTAAGAACTAAATACCAAATAAAAGGTATATGGATACACGGTACTAAATCTACCACAAAGCTTACTAATGAGGAGATGCAAGCGTACATTGAAGAATGTAAATCGTTTGCGTCTACCACGTTAGGTCTTTATATCCCTGACCCAAATGAAGTTGAATATGAATAGTTTTTTTATACTTGGTAATGTCCCTTCCAGTAAGAATGGAAAGAGGTGGACAGGTAAGTATCTTATACACAGTAAAACTACTATGAGATACATAAAAGAAACTAAAGAAGATTATTTAAGAATAAGAAAAGAATTCTTAAAGGAGCTAAAAAAACACAAAGCACCTTATACAATTTCATTTAAATTTATTAGAAACAGCAAACGAAAGTTTGACTACGTTAATCCTTTACAAACTGTGCAAGACCTTATGGTTAAGTACGAGTGGATAGAGGATGATAATGCAGACTTTTTATTACCTGTTTTAGAACCGTATGAATACAATAAAGTTAAACCAGGTGTATTAATCACCATAAAATCGAATACAAATGATAAAGAGAAGAAATAATACTCATTATACTAGACTATTAGAATACCTTAAAGAGTTTAAACATATAACTAGTCTAGATGCAATTAAAGATTTAGGTAACACTAGATTATCAGCAACCATATATGAATTAAGAAAAGATGGATACAATATAATTAGTGAAGACTTAACAGTAAAAAACAGATGGGGTAACAACACTACTATCGCAAAATATAAATTGATATGAAAAGACCAAAGATAAAATTAATTAAAGACTTAGAGTTAACAGACAATACATACTATGAAGATTATATGTATTTATCTAACTCTATGTTAAAGGCATTTATGGATAAATGTCCTAAACATTATGCCTACAGAGTAGAAAACCCAATCAACCCAACACAAGCAATGAAATTTGGAACAGCGTTTCACATGTTAGCATTGGAAGGCTTGGATAAGTTTACGTCAAACTATGTTAAAGAACCAGACGTAGATAAAAGAACCACTTTAGGTAAAGCAACATTAGCTAGCTTTAATCAAAAATTAAAAGGTAGGGAGCCTATTACTACAAAGAACTATGAAACTATGATGGGTATGTATGAAGAGTTAGTGCACCACAAAAATATAGATTTGTTAAGAGGATGTGATGAGGTAGAAAAAATATATACATGGAAAAATGAAGATGTAGATATGTTGTGTAAAGGTAAACTTGATGCTGTTAATAATTCTAAGAAGTACATAGTTGATTTGAAAACAACTAGAAATGCACATCCAGAAAATTACATAGATACTATAATTAATTCATGTTATCATATGCAGGCGGCTTATTATCTTGATGCTTTGGGGTACGATGATTATTATATTATCGCTATTGAGAAAGATAAGCCGCATTGTATATGTACGTTTAAATTAAGTAAAGAAACTATTAATGATGGTAGAGAGCTTTACATGACTGCATTAAAATATTACAAAAGTATAATGGTGTCAGGAACGGATGTAGGCTTAAGAGACTTGTCTATGTCAGAGATTGATTATAATTCAGGAGAGATATGCGAAATATAGAACCAGTAAATTTAGTTGCAATATTAATATTTTTAACATTAGCAACTATCAATGTATTATTAATTAAAGTTTTAAGCGATTGTATATAATATGGAATTAGTTTTTGTTTACGGAACATTAAGAAGAGGGCATGGTAATCATGTCCTTTTAAAAAACTCTCAATTTGTAGACGCAGGTCTTACTAAAAAAAAGTATGCCATGTATGCAAATGGAATACCTTATGTCAATGACGATGAAGAGGTGTCCAGTATATTTGGAGAGTTGTATAAGGTATCAAATCATACGCTTCGTATGTTAGATTTATTAGAAGGTCATCCTAGTTGGTATGAAAGAAAAAAAATAACTGTGATTGGTGGTAAAAAAAGATACAAAGCATGGTTATATTTTAACAACACTAAAGATGGTGACTTAATAGAGTCTGGCGACTACGAAAGGAGATGAAGAAACACACTAAAGTTTACATGAAATACTTTAACTATGGGATAGATGATTTCATAGGATGCACAGTATGTAACGCTAGAGCTGTTGATATTCATCACATTGAAAGACGTGGTATCGGGGGTTCCAAAAACAAAGACTACATAGAAAACTTAGCTGCTCTTTGTAGAAGCTGTCACGATAAGGCAGAAAGAAACAAAGAGTTTAATCAAAAAGTAAAAGAAAAACATTTAAGATTATTATGATGTATAAAGTAAAAACAGACAAAGAAAGTGTCAAAAAACTTATAGACCTTGCTTGTAAAATAGGTAATGTCAATAAAACAGAATTATTAAGTGACTCTAGAAAAGGTAAAGTTAGAGAAGTAAGAGCTTGTGTAGGTGTTGTATTAAGAATAGCATTTGGAATAACACAAGTAGAAACAGGAGAAATACTAGGCAGAGACCATTCAACTATACAGTTCTACGAAAGAGAGCACAATAGAATGATGTCTTTTAATTATTATAGAGATATATATAATGAGTTAAGTATCTTTGCAAAAGATTTAGGTCATGAACCTCAAGTACAGGGGGTAAAAAGTAATGCTATTATACTTGCGTTAAAACAAGAAGTAGCATCTTTAAAATTCAAGAATAAAGAATTGTCTAAGCAATTAAAACAATTTCAAAAGTTAAAAGAGCTGATATCTCTATAAACTATTCTTTGTTTATTCATGATGAAAGGGGAGCGTAATGCTCCCTTTTTTTTATTCCATTGGAACGTTATAATAAAACTCTGCTTGTAGACCGTTGTTTTTGCTCCATACAAAACCATGTGCTCTTTTAATATTTCCTACATACCCTTTATCGTCATGCCATTGGTCAGTAGCACACATACTTCCAAGATTACGAACTGTAATACCACTAAACTCACTTGTTGCACCAATCTTATTATGATGAACTCCGTGTAAATGTCCTCTATGTAACTCTACATAATTAACATCACTCCACATTTCCTTAAACCTTTGCGGTAATATTTGCACAGCTTTTTCTGCTTTCATCTTGTGTCCGTGGTCAAAAGCTATAAGGTTTTTACCGTATTTAAAGCCTTTCATTAGCGGTCTAGTGTTATCCACTAGAACGTTATCATTTTGCTCGTAGTATAGCTCTAATGCGTCTCCTAGGTACATTATACATTCTTCATCATGGTTTCCAGGCATTACTACTACATGCACAGGGCATATAGCCGCTAATTCATTTATAACCATTATCATTAATCTTCTAGCCTTCTTATACATCTCTATATGGTGGTCACTATTAAATTGAGGTGTCCCTTTAGTTGTCCGTGGTATTGGCTTATCTCCGTCGCTGTTCAGCAAATCATTTCCTACAACAAAGAGTATCTTGTCTATAGTAAACGAAGACGCTCTCATCAACAAGTGCTCTATAGCTTTCATCAATCTCTGTTCAGCTATTTCCATACTGTACTCATCTCCTATTATCCCTATCTTTCCTAAATGTAAATCATAAGCACCAATCTCTAGCATATGCGCGGTAGTATCTTGACCTTTCAGTATTTTTTTGTGCTTAGGTGTATAGGTGGTTAAATAGGATAAATCTTCCATCAAAGACTCTCGCGTGGTTTTGATATTTTTAAATGGGTCTATTCGTTTTAGTTTTGCTTTACAACGATACATGGTAGTAGTAACAGGTTTTCTTTCATTGTCAAACCCTGTCTGCTCGTAAGTACCAATATCATACCAGTCTACTTCCCATTCACTATCATCAACATCAAATGCTTCTAGCAAGTCATCTAGTGACTTTACCCTTGTTGTGTCCTCAGCTATAATAAACCTTCCTTCTGGGCCCTCTTCCATGTGCAGCTTTTCTTTCTTTTTTGATTTATTATTAGAGTGTGTGCCTCTTATTCTTCTAGCTAAACTTCTTACCTGCTCATAGTTTGTTCCAAACATTGCAGCTGTATTAGCATAATCTCCTGTAAGTTTTTCTGGATTGTCAAGTAAATACTTGGTTATTTCATTGTTCCGATTCATCGTATTTATACATTAAGTTCTTTTTAGGAATACCAATTTCTTTTGCTAAATTCTCTAAATCAAATCCCATTGTATATTTTGTAAATATACTTATATCACAAATAATTAATGATGGATTCCTAAGTAACTTATAGCGTATATAAGCCTCCATTGAATCTACTTGTTTATAAGTTCTGTTATCTACAGTATTATTTTTTAAAGACTTTACATAAGCTATTCTTATAAAATTATCTTCATAAAATTCATCGTAAGAAAAACAGTGATTTGATATTGAAGTTAAACTGCCATCTAAATTTATTATATCCCACTTTCCGTTTAAAGTACACATTTTGTCCATCAAACTTGTTTTAGAATCGTCTAAATATAAAGCATTAATAACTAAATATTGAGGTTTCTTGGTATTCATGCCACCCAATATCATAATTTTTTAATAAAAAAAAGTATTTATAATGCTAAATTATCAACAAATAGGTGTTAATTACGCCTTTTTACCCCTATTTCTAGCTCTATTTCGTCTTTGTAACTCTAAAACTAGTGAACCTGTTTGAGTGTGTGACATATCTTTACCGTCACCTTTTTTACTTCTAGGATTGTTTCTATTAGCTTTATTTAGCGATACGCGGTAGTTTTTTCTTTCCGTGGTACTATGATATTTTTTATCATATGATTTTTTTTTTGCTTTTGACTTAGGATTTTTTGCATAAAATTTTGCCGTCTTAGACTTCCCTGTTCTTTTACCTGCTAATGAATTTCTTGCCATAACTAATCATGTTGTATTATACCGCCCCTTTTAAAAGGTATTTTAAGTTTTATTCCTGGTTGTTTAATATTGTGATATTTTCCTTTGTCTAACATAGTTGTTAAAGAAATGTTTTTTGAAACAGGAAAATCTGCATAAAACCTAGTGTTTATTCCAGTTTTAGCACCTTTAACAAATATTTTTGGTTTTTTATTTTTAATTTTTTTTAAATGTAAATTTATTGTATCTGCCATTTTAATCGTATTGTATTATACCACCATATTCTTTTTTAGTAACTTTCTTTTTCTTTTTTCTTTTATACCTGCTAACTCTTCCTTTAGTATTTTTTTCTTTTTGTGCTCTACGTTTTTCTGCAGGTGTAAGTTCACTCCATGTAGTAGGGGTATCTTTACTTATTCTTTTAGTTGGCCTAAAAGTATTTTCACCGCCACTATAATCCTTTTTCCCCCTTGGTGTACGCCAATCTTCTTTAAACCAACGTTTTAATCTTAATCCAGCTTTTGTTTTTCTTACAGCCATATTAATCTTTTTGATATTCTAATAAACAATTAATCATTCCACCATGCTTCATCTTTCTAACAACACCTCCTCTTTTTTTCTTTTTCTTTCCACCTTCTCCCCAGTTAGCAACTCCAACTTTTCTACATTTAGCCATAGCACCACTCCTGTATGCTGATGTCTTTGGTCCGTATCTACGAACAACTTTATGATAACACGCGTCTTTTGGCATAATTTATTTTTTTTTACGTTTTCTTCTTATAGCTTCCTTTGCTCTTTTAAATATACCTGCTTGTCTTGGTTTACCACCATATTTTGACCTTTGCTCTCCAACTGTTAGTATTTGTATTTTTCTAGCAAAAGATTTTTTAATTTTTTTTACTTTAGCTGCAGTAGCTTTAGCATCTGCCACTGTTGCATATTTAATACTTACAGTATCTTTAGGGTTCTCATCAGTATACAATCTACGTCCAGAACCTTTTGGTTTTTTTCCTGTCCCTACTTTTGGGTCTTTACTTTTTCTTGGCAACTCTATGAACTTTTTGTACATCAAAACTTGCAGATAAACTAGCACCCCTATGAGGTTTAAATTTACCTGTATGTTTCATTAATTTATATGAGTTTCCTTTTTTCATCCAGTGGAAACCTGCTGGAGCTTTTACTGATTTTTTTGCCATAACTTAATCTAATTGTCCATATTCGTCGCGCATTGGAACTATACCCCCTTTTTCACAGTTCCATTTACGCAATGACTTATTAATTCTTGAATTAGGGTCTCTTGCTGTCTTTGCACTAGTTAATTTTCTTTTCATTCCTTTCATTCTAGCACAAAAAGACTTTCTTCTTTTAGCAGCTTTGCTACCTTTTTTTAATTTTTTAGGGTCTGTAGTTACAGCTGTCTTTAATTTAGAGCCTGGATTTGCTCTTCTATAAGAAGCCACTCCTTTCCTGTTTAATCCTCCACTAGGACTTTTACCTTCTTTACGTTGCCATGCGGGTGTTTTAGCCATAATTATCTACCTTGTCCTCTATATTGTTTTTTATATGCATTCTGACCTTTAGATGCATTTTTTGAATGCACACCAGGCCTTTTACTTCTTTTATTCCCTACAAATTTAAA